ACGGCGGCTGCCGTGTGAATGCCGCTGTCAAACCTTGGTTGCAAGAGAACAAGCATGGCCGCGGTATCCGCTGCGACTTGATCGCTGTTCAATTTGCTGGTGACGATACTGCATTCGGTGAAGGATCCGTTGATGCGTCTAACTTGTTTGCTCCGGTTGCAGGTGCTCCGGCTGGAATGTTTGGTGCTGCGCCACAAGGTGCGCCTGCGATGCCGGCTGCGCCGTTTGCGGGCTTACCTTCGTTCTTGGCGTAAATGAATCGGGGCCGAATTCGGTGTCGGACTTCGGGAGTTCTCGATGATGATCAGCCGTAGCCGTTAGTAGGCCCCACCATCCAATTTGTAAGGAGTAATCGTAATGACAGACAAAGAACTGCTAGAGAATGCCGCTAAAGCAATGGGTTACAAATACATGAATGGCGCGTTGTGGGATGGCCGCGATGTTGTTGAGTATTTGTGGCATCCGCAAGATGATGACGGTCAAGCGATGCGGCTGGCTGTGAAGTTGAAGATGGATGTGATTTTTGACTTTGACAGAGTTGTAGTTTGCTTTGGAGCAAGCGACGAATTCGTTACAGAGTATTTTTATTTATTACCAGAGCCAACAGATACATACGCAGCAACTCGCCGAGCAATCGTAAGAGCAGCAGTAGTGATTGGAAAACTGTAATGAGTAATGACTATGTATATGACATCGAAACCTATCCCAACGTCTTCACGCTGGCGGTGGAGCACGCGGATGCCCCGCTATGCTGGTCTTTTGAAATTAGCCAGTGGCGCAACGATTCAAAAGAAATCCTCGCGTTCCTCCAGTACCTTAAAGATACCAACGCACGCATGGTTGGTTTCAACTCACTCGGATTCGATTACCCCGTTCTACATACCTTGATCCGCATGGGGCACTCTGATGCCCAGACGCTGTACCAGAAGGCCATGGCCATCATCAACTCGCAGGACGACGATGAGGGCGGCAAGTGGATGCACCAGGTTAACCCAAGTGACCGGTTCATTGAGCAGATCGACTTGTTCAAGATCCATCACTTTGACAACAAGGCGCGTGCCACCAGCCTCAAAATGCTGGAGTTCAACATGCGTTCAGACACCATCGAGGATTTGCCGTTCAAGGTAGGCACGGTGCTGGGCCTAGAACAAGTCCCGACGCTCAAGTCTTACAACGCCAAAGACGTGCGCGAAACCAAGGTGTTCTATCACAAGTCGCTGGACATGATCCGGTTCCGAGAGGAGCTGACGGCCAAGTACAACCGCGACTTCATGAACCACAACGACACCAAGATCGGCAAAGACTACTTTGTCATGAAGCTGGAAGAAGCCGGTGTCGCGTGCTATGACTTTGGCTCCAAGGGGCGCACACCGCGCCAGACCCCACGCCCTGCGATTGCGCTTAAATATGCCATCCTGCCGTGGATTCAATTTGAATCACCCGAGTTCAACCGTGTGCTGGGTTGGTTAAAAGAGCAGACAATCACAGAAACAAAGGGAGTGTTCAATGATCTTATCGCTCGCGTTCATGGCTTCGATTTTGTTTTTGGGCTTGGCGGTATTCATGGATCGATTGAGTCAGAAGTGGTCGAATCGGATGCTGATCATGTCATTGTTGACTTGGACGTTACCTCTTATTACCCAAACCTTGCTATCACTAACGGGTTTCATCCTCAGCATTTGGGGAAAGAGTTTGTAAGCATTTACAAGCACCTGTTCGAGCAGCGCAAGACGTACCCCAAGAAATCGGCTGAGTCGGCCATGCTGAAACTCGCGCTTAACGGCGTCTACGGCGACAGCAACAGCCGCTTCAGTGTGTTCTATGACCCACTGTTCACCATGTCCATTACGCTCAACGGCCAGCTCCTGCTGTGCCTGCTGGCCGAAGGTCTGATGCACATCGATGGTCTGCGCTTGATCCAAGTGAACACCGACGGCCTGACTGTTCGTGTGCCGCGGGCCAACAAGTGGCTGGTGGATCTGGCCCGTGCCGCCTGGCAGTCGCGCACCGGTTTGAACCTCGAGGAAGCCATCTACAAGACCATGATGATCCGCGACGTGAACAACTACATCGCGCAGTACGAAGATGGCAACGTCAAGCGCAAGGGTGCGTACGAGTGGAAAGCCTTGTGGCATCAAAACGCCGGCGGCCTGGTGATCCCCAAGGTGGCCGAGAAAGTGCTGACCGAGGGCGCCCCGATCCGCGAGACGCTGCACAACTGGCCAGACATCATGGACTTTATGCTGCGCACCAAAGTGCCGCGGTCTAGCCATCTTGCCATCGAGCATGACGGCGTGACCTCACAACTGCAAAACATCACACGCTACTACATCGCTGAGGGCGGTGGGCGCTTGTTCAAGTGGATGCCCCCGCTTACCAAGAACCCTGGCCAGTGGCGAAAGATTGGCGTTGAATCTGGCTGGGGTGTCCAGCCTTGCAATGACATCAAGGATGCTGGCAAGTTGCCAGTGGATTTTGACTATTACGTTCGAGAAGTGGAGAAATTATGTCTGGGTCTAGCTTAAACAAACAAGAGGGTGGCAGCCACTACAAGGATCTGCCGATCCAGCCAGTCGAGTACATCTATGCCAACGCGCTGGGTTACTTTGAAGGCAACGTGATCAAGTACGTTACCCGCTGGCGCAAGAAGAACGGCATCGCTGATCTTCAGAAAGCCAAGCACTACATTGAGCTGCTGATCGAGTTGGAAAACCGAAAAGCTGACTCTGAGTGCTGAGATGCTTGAGAAAGACATTGAGTCCAAAGTCTGCGAGTACGCCCGTTCCAAAGGTGTGCTTGCGTACAAATTCACCAGCCCCGCACGGGCTGCTGTGCCTGACCGTTTGTTCATCGCACCAGATGGCCGTGTGTGGTTTTGTGAATTCAAACGAGGAGGTCAGAAGCCAACTCCTGCGCAAGAGCGAGAGCATGACAAACTCCGCGCCCAAAAAGTAAATGTATTTGTAATTGATAACGTAATCGAGGGTAAGACAATGATTGATGTAATGGTGATGGGATGCTGACCCCTGAGCTGCTCCACGGCTATCAGCAAAAGGCCGTCAACTTCCAGTGCACCCGCCCCAACTCGATGTTGTGGCTGGACATGGGACTGGGTAAAACTGTGATCACGCTGACCAGCCTGGCGCACCTGCTCAACACTGGGTTCCTGCGAGGCGTGATCATTGTCGCCCCGATCAGGGTTATCCGGCTGGTCTGGCGACAAGAGGCTGCGAAGTGGGAGCACACCAAGCACCTGCGTTTTAGCATGGTCACGGGCACACGGGATCAGCGCACCCGCGCCCTGCTGCGCCCAGCTGACGTGTACCTGATCAACTACGAGAACCTGGGCTGGTTGTCCGAAACGATCCAGACCTACTTCGTCAAGAAGGACAAGCCGCTGCCGTTCAACGGGATCATCTGGGATGAGATCAGCAAGATGAAGAACAGCTCGACCAACCGGGTCAAAGCGTTTCGCAAGATCGCTGACAAGTTCAGTTGGTCAACGGGCCTGACCGGCACACCGGCCTCCAACGGCTACAAGGATCTGCATGGTCAGTTCCTCGTGGTGGACAAGGGTGAGCGGCTGGGTACGTCCAAGACAGCTTTTCGCACGCGCTTTTACCGCAAGGTCGGCCCCTACAAAGAAGTGCCCTACGAGGATACAGAGGACACGATCAAGAAGCTCATCGGGGACATCACACTCGAGATGAGTGCAGAGGACTACAACCCGCTGCCAGACCTCATGATCAACAACGTCGAGATTGAGATGCCCGATGATCTGCGGGCCAAGTACGAGAAGATGGAAAAGGAGTTTTTCCTGACCCTTGACAGCGGCACAACCGTGGAGGCGTTTAACCAGGCGTCGCTGACCAACAAGTGCCTCCAGTTCTCCAACGGAGCCATGTACCCAATTGCCGGGATGCCCCTGTGGGAGCCGGTGCATGACCTCAAGCTCGAAGCCCTTGAGGAGATCATTGACGAAGCCCAAGGCTCACCAATCCTGTGCTCCTATGCTTACCGTTCGGACGCAGCTCGGATCATGGAGAAGTTCAAGCACCTTGACCCAATCAACCTGACTGAGTGCAAGTCCGAGGCCTCGCTTACCAATGCCATGCACCGCTGGAAGACGGGCGACTGCGCCTTGATGATCGGCCACCCAGCATCGATGGGTCACGGTATCGACGGCCTACAGAAGAACGGCCACATTCTCGTGTGGTACGGACTTAACTGGTCACTGGATCTGTACGAGCAGTTCAACGCTCGCGTGCGCCGTCAGGGTCAGGGTGCGCCTGTAATCTGCCACCGGATCATGTGCCAAGACACATTGGATCAAGCGCAAGCCTTAGCCCTTGACGACAAGGCCACCACGCAGGCAGGGCTTAGAAATGCA